CATAATTGTTCCTTACTTAGTTCTGGGCAAGTGTTTTACGGTGTCAAAAAGTTTGGCAGCACGTTTAACGTCAAAATTTTTGTGTTTATACATCCAGGCTTTTTTGCGTTCTGCCACTTCCAGTGCCTCTGCTAGTTTCCATTTTGTGTTGAAGTCCACTGTCATTATTATACGGCTCATGTCCACAATGTCAAGTGCATACTCTACCCATTTTTCTGTGGCTTTTACTTTGTCGTAGGGTTGTATAAACCCCTTGCCTTTTGGGCCTGTGTATTTTGTTAAAAAGTTAGCGGCTTTCATAACATACTCCCGAAGTGGATAAGTGTGTATTATAGCAGGTTTCGGAATTATGGTCAACCTGTACATAAATAGTATTACCATGCCAAGACTTAGCCTATACCGCCCCAATCGAACCCGTGATTACCAATTTTTGGATCGCACCATTGCTGAAATGTACACTGTGGGCGGCGTAGACATCTATGTACACAAATTTATGGGACCTGAAACTGGGGGCGAAGATTCAGCATTTAGTGGCAATGCTGACGCTACCCAACCTGTGTACGACGAACTGAGTCCACTAAACATTCAAGATCTATTGTTGTTGGAAAACCGTGATCGAGTGTATGACCAAGACATCTATGTCATGCGCGGTGTGTACAATTCACAAGACATTGATTTTGACCTCAGTCAATTTGGATTGTTTTTGAACAACGATACCTTGTTCATTACTTTTCACTACAACCTCATGATTGACACCTTTGGTAGAAAACTCATGACTGGCGATGTGTTGGAAGTGCCCAACCTCAGAGACTACAATCCCTTGAACAGTGCCATACCATTACCGTTGCCCAAATACTATGTGATACAAGATGCAAGTTTTGCGAGTGAAGGATTTAGCCAAACTTGGTTGCCACACCTGTGGCGTGTGAAAGCAACACCACTAACCAACGCACAAGAGTACAAGGATATCTTGAAAAAACCAGTAGTGATGGAACAGATCTGGGATCCAGGAAACTTTTATCCTGCTGGAGACATAGTAAACCAAAGCGATGTGTACTATCAGGCCATTGCCAACGTGCCTGCAGGAACACCCATTACAGATACTTCTAAATGGGTTGTGTACACTCCGCCTACACAAAGTGATGTATTCAGCACACGCACCAAAGACAATCAAATCAACGATGCCATACTGACACAGGCTGACGTAGAGGTTCCACTCAGTGGTTATGATGTCACCAAGTTCTACATCACACCCACACTGCTGGACGGACAACCAGCCAATCCTTATGGTCTCACCGCCGACACAGGTACTACTGCCGACGGAACTGAAGGTGGCATGAATGTAACTCCAAGAAGCGATGGCTACACCATGGGTTACCTAACCGGAGATGGATTAGCACCCAACGCTTTCCCTGTGACTCCTGGAGTAAGTTTTCCAGTCAATCCTGTCAGCGGTGATTTTGCCTTGAGACTGGACTATCAACCCAATCGACTGTTTAGATATGACGGTCGTCGTTGGATCAAGATTGAAGATCGAGTACGCACTGATCTCAACAATGGCCCGTTGAACAAAACATTGCGCTCAGGCTTTGTGAACAATACATACACAGTGCCTACCACGGACATGGGCAATATTCCCAGCCGCCAAAGCCTGTCAGAAATACTGCGACCCCGAGCAGACAACGGTGATGATGGTGGCAACAAACCGCCTAACCCGCGCCCACCAGGATACTAACAATGCAGCAATTTTTTTATGACGAGCAGATACGCAGATTCCTACTGCAATTTACTCGTATATTCAGCAATTTTCAAATTGAGTACGGTCGCGAAGACGGCAGCGATGCTGCTGCCTTGTTGCGAGTACCTGTACGATATGGCGATGCCAGTCGTAATGCACAGACCATTATTCAGGAAAACTCAGCCAACAGCTTGCCAGCTACACCCTTGATGACATTTTATGTTGCTGCCCTGGACTACGATCGTCCCAGAATGCAAGAACCCTATCATGTCAGCAAGATTGCTGTGCGTCAACGCACCTATGATGAGTCTACAGAAACATATGAACGAACACAAGGCAATGCATTCAGTATTGAACGCTTGATGCCTGTGCCCTACAAGCTCACACTGAATCTGGATATATGGACTTCAAACACCAATCAAAAGTTTCAGTTGCTGGAACAGATTCTGACCTTGTTCAATCCCAGTTTGGAAATACAAAGCACCGACAACTACATTGACTGGACCAGCTTGAGTGTGGTAGAACTAGAAAGTGTGCAGTGGAGCAGTCGTACCATTCCCATGGGCACAGAAAATCCCATTGACATTGCTACCTTGAGATTCAACTTGCCCATCTGGATATCTAGTCCGGCTAAAGTCAAGAAGCTGGGTGTGATCGAACGTGTGATTGCATCTATCTACGATGCGCAAGGCGATGCTGTGAATGCAATCACCAACAGCGATCTGTTGTTGGGTACTCGTCAAATTATTACTCCTTACAACTACAAGATTGTGTTGATTGGCAATCAAGTTCAGGTACTGCAAGAACGCACCATTGTGGATCAAACCAATCAAAGTCTTGTGCCTCCTACCATTGTGTCTAGCAGCAACGTGATGTGGCCTTCTATAATAGGTATGTATGGTGTGTTGAGACCAGGTATTAGTCAACTCAGATTGGATCAAGATGATGGTACTCAAGTGATTGGCACCATTGTGGTTGATCCCAACGATGAGCGCTTTTTGTTGTTTAGCGTCGATGAAGACACTGTGCCTCAAAACACTCTGTTGCCTGTGGATGCTGTGATCAATCCCTTGGTCAGTGGACCAGGACAAGGTTTACCAAATCCCGTAGCCGGACAACGATACTTGTTGACAGAATCAACTGGCGCTGATGGCAACGTTGGGCCTGCTGCGGCCTGGGTAGGACCCAGTGGTCGTCCTTTGGTGGCAGAATACAACGACATCATCGAGTTCAACGGATCAAGATGGGACGTGGCATTTATGGCCAGCACACAGCCCGGTGATCAGTACGTCACAAACTTAACCACAGCACTACAGTATCAATGGACAGGTCAACAATGGATCAAAAGCTATCAAGGAATTTACCCCGGCGGGCAATGGAATCTGGTATTGTGAACGCGGTAGGAGTTTGGTTTCGAAGCAATCAGACTGGCCGCTATCTTTACTTGTTGCGCAACGATCCCAAACATCCTGGAGCATGGGGACTGCCTGGCGGCAAAATAGAAACAGGCGAAACCTTGTTGGGCGGCATGGAGAGAGAATGTCAGGAAGAACTAGGCAGCTTTCCTGTTTACCAACGCTTGATTCCCATTGAAAAATTTACATCAGCGGATTCAGCATTTGTGTATCACACATTTGTTTGTGTAGTAGAATCTGAATTTACTCCTGTACTCAACAACGAGCATCTGGGCTATGCCTGGATCAACGAAGGTACTTGGCCCAGACCCATGCATCCAGGCCTGTGGAGTACCATAAACATTGAAGCTGTACAAAACAAAATCCTGCGTGTACAGCAGGATCTTGTTTGAAGTTGATTAGGCCTGTGATTCCTGGAACTGCAACTGAATCTCACCCACTGGACTTGTTTGAGCTGTCAGTGCCGTGACCTGAATAGCCAGCAACTCTGGACCGTTGGGATACACACCTGTACCGGGTACTGCACTGGTACCAATCTGTTTGACCGAGCTCAGGTCCAATACACCGGCATTGGTTGTAGAGATTGGAATTGCAAACAGTCGCTCGCCGCCCACAATCTCAGTTGTAACCGCTTGTATTGTCATGTTCAAGTCGTTACTAGGTGTTGAACCGCCTAGTGCATTACCCAGAATCTTCACAGTATCACCAACCTGATACCCTGTACCAGTATTTTGAATTGTGATTTGTACAGTGTTGTTGGTGTATGTAGTACCTGTTGGAGTCAACTGCACAGTGACGTTGGCGTTGGCTCCTGAAGCACTTACCACGTTGGTCAACCCCAAGCCAGCAAAGGTTCTATTACGAGTGCCTGAGAATGTGACCTTGGTACCTGACTTGGTGAAACCACCTGTTGATCCAAACAAGCTAGATGTCACACCACCTGTGGTCTCACCTGTGTATCGTGGAGCCGTTGCAAACTGCGAAAAGCTGGGCTGGAAGCCACCACCAATGTTGTTGAGTCCACTGAAGTCAGAGGTAGCAGCATCAATGTTGGATGGGTTCAAAATACCCTCAATCAGGTAACGACCTGCGCTGACCTGAATAGTCATGTTGGCCAGAGTCAACTGTGCGCGGTTGATCAGTTCTCGCTCGCCTAGTTCGCCAATAATACCATTGCTTACTGACGGACTTAATCGCATAGCAAATACCGTTTGCTTTTCTCCAACCACACCTGGCAAACCATAGTTGGTACGGTTGAATGTGAACTGATAGCCTTCGTCGTTGTCAAAATTGCCGTCCATGATAACTGAACTACCCCAGTGATTGACTAATGGAGTACAAGTGTTAGAGATCAAGATTACACCTGTATTGTCTG